CGACTCAATGGTGGCCTTGGCTTCGTCCCAGGCCTGCGCCACGCTTGCGGCGGCAGCGTCGATGGTCTTGTCCCACTCCGGCACCGGGATGTCGAGGTTGAGCGACTGCATCTTCGCCTCGACATTCTCCCACGCCCGGCTCACGGCGCTGGTGACGGATTCGGTCTTGTCCTGCACCCCGCCCAGGTTCTGATCCCAGGCTCGCTTGAGCAAGATCACAGCCGCCACAATTGCCGCAATGCCCAGCACCCACGGCGAGGCGAACGCGGCCATGACGTTCATCGTGATCTGCAGGCCGCGCGCAAGTTGCGGGAGGATCACCAGGAACGTCGAGAACGCGAAGCCGCCTGCCATCACCGCTGCCGTGAGCGTCCCGAACCGGAAAACGAGTTCTTTCTGCCGGTCATCGAGGCTATGAAACGCCCGCACGATGCCATCGATTCGACCAACCATGCGCTCCGCAACCGGCAGGAACGTTAACGCCCATTCCCGCGAGATAGCACCAAGACCGAGCCGTGTCCTGTTAAGTTGGTCCGAGAGAGCAGAAAGCCGATAAACCGCCTCCCTGTCCAGCACCAGACCAAGAGACCTTGCTTCGCGCATCAGCTCCCGGATGCCCGCCGAGCCTTGACGCATGAACGGAACGAGCTGCCGCCCCGCGTCACCCATGAGACCCATAAGCGCGGCGGACGCCTCGCTTTCGGAGCCTAGCGCCTGAACGGCGTCCGCGACATCCATGAGGATATCTTCGAGCGGGCGCATGGAGCCGTCGAGGTTCTGAACTTTCACGCCCAACTGGTCGAAGTACTTGGCGAACGTCCGGTTGCCTTGAGCCGCTTCCGCGCTCCGCCGAGCGAGCGCACGAAGGCCGGTGTTGAGTAGCCCGATGTCGCCATCACTTTGCTGAACGGCGTAGTTCAGCGCCTGGATCGCCTCGACGGCGATACCCGTTTGCCCGGCGACGGCCTTGGCCTCGTTGGCATAACTTGCCGCCTGCTTCAGCGCCACGGTGATAGCCGCGGTCTGGGCCGTCAAGGCCGCGCCGAACCACTTTTGCATCCTGCCTGCCGACCGGGCAACGTCCTCAAGGCGCTGGTAGAGACCTTCAAACGTCCTGTTCAGGCTCTTGATCCTGTCCTGGAGGCTCTTCGTGCTCGTCTTCACGGAGCCGAGGCGGGAGTTGACGCGGCGGATCGCCGAATCGAAACGCCCGGTCGTTGCCGTAATACGAGCTTGAATGTTGCCGACTTCGACGGTCGTCGCCACGTCTACACCTCCTCGTCTTCTTCTTCCATCCGCTCAAGCTGGCGCCGCATGTACTCCCGCCACGCCTCGCGACTCTCGAAATCCCCCGCGTCGACGGCCCGCTGCCTGCCGAGGAGCTGGTCAGGTGTCACAAGCGGCGGTCGGCGCTTGCTGAATGTCGGCATGTGGTTGATGATCGCCGCCGCGACCCACGCCGCGCGCTCGTAGGCGGCTTCTTCCTTGCGGCGGTGCGCCTCAGCTGCCAACGAAAGCTCGTGTGGGGTGGAACTCCAGAATTGCTCCTGGGTCCACCCCACTTCGAAGGCAATGGTGAGCAACTCGTCCCAGTCTACAGATCCGTTTCCTCGAATCCACGGCTTTCGCCGCCGGTAGGGTCCACGTTACCGTCGCCCTTGGCTTCCGCCTCACCGTCGGGCGTAATCCACCCCGCTGCTTCCAGCGCCTCGATGATCTTGTCGGCGTAGTACTCCAACTTGGCCGGTTCCATCATGGCGCCCACCTTCTGCGGAGTCAACTTCTCCCCGAGATGGCGGCGGCGGTAATCGGCCAAGCCCTCGAAGATGGCCTGCCGCAAGACATGGATACCCACCTGCCCCTCTGCGAGGAGTGACAGGAATGAGCGCCCAAGAGCGGCATCGAGGTTCGCCATTTCGTTGGTGCCGAGGCGGATCTCATAGGTCTTGCCGCCGAGTTCGATCTCGACAAATCCGCGTGCTTTGTTTGCCACGACGATTTACCCCCCCGTTATACAGTCCGGACGTCTAGCCGAGGAACTGGTCCTGCCGCTGGATCGCGCCAGCAATGCGAATTGTGAAGTTGATGTCCTGCGGCGCTTCATCGGGTCGGGTATTTGAAAATGCCGTCACGAACCCTGGAGCCACGTACTCCTTCTCGCCGGCCCCCTCCTTCGAGCGCCACCGGACCATGATGTTCGCCTCGGTCGTCAGCTCAAAAGCGCTCTCCTCGAGGAGCTCCTGCCCTTCGTCTTGGGGGTCATAGCGCAGGGTCCCGTCGATCGAGAAGTCGCCGCGACCGCGGAGGTATTCGGTGTTTGGGCTGTCTTGATCCGACGCATCGACCTCCGCCCAGTTCGCGTTAAACGTAGCATCGACGACACGCCCGACCTTTTTCCATTCGGGAGTCTCACCGATCCGGCTCACGTAAAGCGAACCGACTTTACCCATCCTCTTCATTGTTATCCCCTTCCTCATCATTGTTCTCAACGAAATCGCATCCGCACTCGCTGCATACCCACGACCTGACACCACGAGCCCGGTCATCCTGGTCGGTGACTTCCACGGCCGCCGACCTCGAATGCCCGCACGGCAGCGGCGCCGGCGCTTCTTCGTAGACGACAGTAAAAGCGCCCACCTCTACGGCCAGCTTCGTAGCGGTGAGCGCTCCCTTTTCGATCTGGTCGGCCAGGTGCCGCAGGTTCACGACAGCCTGGAGGTTCAGCTCCTCCTGCGTCATGGCCTCACTCCCTCATGGGTTCACCGTCGTCGGGAACCACACGTAAAACTCCATCATCACCCGGTAGTAACCGGTATCCGGCTCGTAAAGCTTCCGCCCCGTCTCAATGGGGATGATGGACACCCCTTCAACGCGGTTGGTCCCACTTCCGATCGCCCCAGTCGTCGTTGGCAGTGCCAGCCGAACCGCCCGGGCGAGGTCGTTAGCCTGTTTGTACGTCGTCGCCCAGCAGTCGAGCTGCACCCGAGCGCGGGCGAGTGTATCGGCGTCACCCTCTTGGTTGTCCTCGTCTGTTGCGACGACGCTGTACGTGATGACCGGCAACGGCTCGTCCTGCGGGATCATCAGAGGATAAATGCGGTCGCCGACGAGCGCCGCCACAGCTGCGTTATCGAGGAGTTGGCGTCGCACTGCGGACTCGATCATGCCGCAATCCTCCTCGGAGTGCCACCACTACGTTTGAACGCTTTGAGCTCCTCCCGATAAAACGCGCCGATGGCGAGGATAGCCTCGCGCCCCTTCGTCTCCACCGCCGGCCGCAGGTGCGGCTTCGCGGGGTGCCGCGACGTTCCAAGCTCTTGGAACATCATGTAGAACTGATTCCGACCCGGCCCAATGGCGGCCGTCACTACGCCGCGACGAGAGGAGATGATACGGGCAGCAATGGAGGCTGCGCCTTTGCCAGTGTCTTTGGGTGCGAGACGAGCCGCCTCCGAAGCGATGATGTTTCCGCCACGGAGCACAGCAGCCTCAAGCGGCGTCTTGGCCGAGAATCGCCGGCCCAAACCGACGAGGTTCCTCGCCAGCTCGTTTACTCCGACGACCTCCAGCATCATCTGCATCCGCCTCACACCCTTTCCGTCACCAACATCTCAAGCACTCTATTTTCCTCTTTGAGATTCCGCACCACTTCGATGTTAAACACCCGGCCGTCCACCTTCGCCCTCATTGCCGGGGTAATGCCGGGCACGTAGTAGGTGCGGATTGTGTGCGAAACTTCGGCCTGCACCTGTTGGGAGTCCCAAAACTCCCGGCCACGCAGGGGCTCAAGTGACCCGAAAAACTCTGTGTACGTCTCCCAGGCGTCGGGGTGATCGTCCGGAAGGAGTTCACCGGTGTCGGGGTCTTTAGCATCGGGCCGGCGCCGCTCTATGGTAATCCACAGGTTACGATTTCCCATGCGAACCATGGCCTAGCCCTCCTTGGGCTGCGCCCGGTAATCCGATGCTAGACTCAGATGTGCTTTTAGCATCTGGTACGCCTGCTCAAGTCGCTCATAGTCGGCATTTTCCCAGCCGAAGTGTGCTTTGCAGTACGTGATGATGGCCCGCTTAATGAGCGGGTCCGCGTGATCCGCAGCTTTGGCCGGGTCTACGCCCGACTGAATAAGGTCCATCTCCGCGGCCGCGATGAGGTCACGAATTTCCCCATCAAAGTGAGTTTGCGCCGGCGCGAGCCGGAGCGCTAGCTTCACGTCGTCAAGCAGGGCCATCGTCCGTCACCTCAGCAAAGTGAGCGCCGGGCACCAATCGGCGCCCGGCGCCACGTCCTTACTCGTCGCCGTTCCCGTTCGGCTCAGCCTTCTTCTTGATGAGCACGACGCCGTTGGGGTCGGCCAGCTTGCCGTCGGCGATCATCGTGGCTTTGGAGATCCACTCGTCCGTGTTCTCGTCAAAGTAGCGACGGTACGTAATGGCCATGTTGGAGTTGACCATATAGTCCTCCAACCGGACCAAGATGCCCACGACATCACCGACGCTCGCCTCGTCGATGGACGGCAGCAAGTCCTCGACCGCGATGACCTCCCGGCCCAGGAACCGCTCTTCGATGGAGCCGTCCAGGCCATAGTTTACGCGGGCAACGGGCTGGCCGGTGCTGTCGACCATGCCGACGATGTACTTGTGCCAGTCGGCGTCGTTCAGGATGAGCACCACGCCGGACCGGTAGGACCGCGGCACCTTGGCGAATACGGCCGGCCAGGTGGTGTATTGGCCGAACTCCGACGGCGCCAGGGAGACGATTCGAGCCGACGGCACGTTGTGATTCACGATACCCAGCGGCTGGCCGGTGCCAGTGCCCGAAATGATGGCCTTGTCCAGCGCCTTGACCATCGCCTCGGCAATGTTGTCGGCAATCGTCTGCTCGAAGATAGGCAGGGCCACCACCGAGGCCACCAGCTCGACGGCCACGCGGACCTGCAGCTTGTGGTAGGAGAAGCTGATCGTCGCGTTGACCGTCTTCTTCTGCTTGTCCGCGACTTCGCCGGCGGCAAGCCAAACGGCCGTCGGCTTAACAGTCGAAACGGGGATCTCCAGGCCGCCCTGGACGCTGGTCTTGGTGACTCGCGACCAGATGCGACCAACTTCCTCCATTTTCTCCACGATCCGATTCAGAATCGTGGTCGGGATGACGGCGCTAATGTCCGAAGGCAACGTGGTCTCGTCGGCCCGGAACTCCAAGATGTCGGACTTGATGCCCCGGGTGACGTAGTCCATGAACGCCCGGCGGTACTCAATGCTCTCCAGCTTGTCCACCGAACGATTCTGCTGCGCGCTAGCAGCACGGTCGGCCGTGGATTCGATCACCCGGACTTCGGGCGCCGTGCCGACCTCGATGCTAGCCGCCACGTCCAGCCGCCGACGTAGCTCCCGCTCCTCGTCATTGAGGGCCTTCAGTTCAGCCTCGAGGGCCTCAAGGTCCACCTTTTCATCGCTCTCCAGGAGGCCGCGAATCTCCGCCTTGCGGCTCGCGATCTCCTGCAGCCTGCGCTCTACCATTCGCCATTCCTCCTCAGAGATAGGTCTGTAGGATCAGCCGCCGGCGGAGCTGCTGTTCGGCCTCCGCCGCGAGACGCTCGGCCTCCGCCTGCGCCTCGAACCAGCTCCGCGCGCTGATGTAGGTGTCTGGGTACGCCGGGGTGTCCACCGCCGACACGTCCCAAATGCGCTTGAACCTTAAGATGCGGCGAGTCCGGGTGTCCCGGTCGTAGCTGTCCTCGGCCACCGTGAAAGCGAATGACATCTTGTCGATGTCGCCCCGCTTGATGAGCTGGTACAGGTCCCGACCAGCCGTCGTCGGCGCCAGCTTGGCCCGCACAAGCAATCCTTCATCGTCAGGGATAAGCTCCAGGGTCTTGTTGCGGGTTCGCGCCATGACCATGACGCTATTCGAGTGGTTGTACTTGAAGGGCACGTCCTTGAGGTCGGCACCCTCCAGTGCTCCGCGGGCAATAACCTCGTAGTACCGGACGCCGTCGATTTCAAACAAAACGGTCGGGCTCTCGTAGACGATGGCCCGACCTTCGACGATCATCTCGTTAGCATCGCCCGCCGGCTCAATGGCCCGCAGCTCGGCCATGCGGATTTCCCGCTGGGGCCGCGCCGCCGCCCGCTCATCCCACTGGGCGAGGCAGACGGCGTACCGCTGCGACTCGTCCGGGAACTCCTCCTGCATGGTCTCGTCGGCCATGCAACGGTCGATGAACTCGTCCTTCGTCTCGCCGTCATTCGGCTTGGGAAGCGGCATCGCCATCGCCTCCTTCGTTCGACGGCGCTGCACCGTCCGTCTCGCTAGTAGGCCGGGTGTCTAGGCGCCGAATCGGCTGGTCGCCACCCGGCACCGGCGCCAGGTTGAACACCTCGCGCCACTCATTCGGAGTCATGGCCCCGCGGTCAACCATTTCTCGCAAAGCCAGCTTCGTCGAAACCGAAGCGTACTGCAGTCTGTTGGCCTCGAACACGATCTCGTTGCCGTGTCCGATTTCCCTGTCGCTGAACAGCTTGGTCGTGAACTCCAGCGACATCTGGACGGCCAGCGGCTCGATGGTCGACTCATAAAACGCATTCCACTGGTCCTCGGTGTAGTTGCCCATGATGATGGCCTCGTTGACGCCGAAATACCTGAACACGGCGTCCCGAAGCTCCTTCATCTGGGCCGCGTTCACCATCTTTGGCTCGGTGTTTAGCGGGATGTACTCCGCTTTGGCGTCCAGGGCCGCAATCCCGCCGGAGTTGGACACCGACAGGTACTCCTTGACGAACCGCTCGCGCTGGGCCTCGATGTCGCTTTCCTTGAGCATCCCTTGAAACTTGAGGATGCCACGGAGAGCCGCCGACGTCTTGACCGCCTGCGCCAACCCTTCGTTGGTCGTATGGATGGCCGACAGCGTTGCATTGATGGGCTGGTTTGGGCTGCCCAGCAGGTCGTTGTTGTAGTAGTGCCGGCGCAGGTGGATGACGTCGCTGTAGGGCAGCACCACCGTGCCACCCTCCATGAAGATGAACTTCACGTACAGCGTCCCGGTACTGTCCTCCAGCAACTCCGCCGACACGCAGTTGACCGGGTAAACGGCTACCAGCCGCCCGTTCTCCCACACAGGGTAGGCCCAGGCGTTGTTGTCCATCATCAGCGTCGTGACCAGTTTGTACAGCAGGTCGTAGGCCGACATCTTGGGATTGGGCCGGAGCGACAGCACCCGCTCGATGTCGCTGTTCTTGACGTGGACGACCTCGCCATTGACCCGACGGATGTGCTTGGCCTTCAGCTTGGCCGCATTTCGGGCGATGGCATCCACCGCAGCCCGGACAACGTCAGCCTCATACGGCCGTTCGCCCCATGGTGTGAAGATGGGCGTGTAGCCGGCCATGACTTTCACCTGGGTGAGCCCGGCGCGGCGGCCAAAGAAGCGTCCAAATAGCCGCTGCAACCAGTTGCGCTGTTCCACCGGGTCACCTCCTTAGATGAGTGCCTTGTAGTCCTCTAGCTTCCACTGGAGCACCGTGTAGGCAATGATAAGCGCCACCGCAGGGTCAATGCGCTGGCGCTTGTTTTGGCCCTTGACGGGCCGGAGGTTCTCGTTCGTGTCCACCGCAACCGCCATGTTCGTGAGCGACCACAACAGCAGCGGGTTCCGGTTGTAGTTGATCCGCTTGGCCGCAAGGTCCGCCTTCAACACCTTCATGGGTGCCGACAGCGTCTTGGCCCCCATGATGACGGGTAGAAGGTTCACCTTGCGCTCGTAGCCCAGGCGGTTTTCCATGTCCTCCACCCAGGCCGGAGAGTTCCAGGAGTCATAGCCGACCCAGTAGGTGCTGATACCGTACTCATCCCGCAGCCGGGCAAACCAGTCTGTCACATAGCGATGGTCGATGCGATTGCCCGGGCAGGGCGTAATCAGCCCCCGCTCGACCCAGCGATCGTAGGGAACCTTGTCTTCCTGAGCCCGCTGCTCGATGGTGTCGCCAGGCATAAAGCCCTGAACGAGCGCGTAGAGCTGACCGTCAGGGCGCATGACCAGCACGGCCGCGGCCGTCAGGTCCGTAGTGGCCGACAGGTCGACACCGCCGATGGCGTACGTGTCCCGAATCTCATCCAACGAAAACGTGGCCTCGTTATTGGCCTCCTCGAAAGTCAGCCACGTCCCGGCGCTCGTCTCCCTGACGTTGAAGTCTTTCGTGAGCACCGTCGGCAAGAAATTGGGATCATTCTTCGCCCGCTCGACGTTGGCCGCCAGCTCCTCGTAGCTCTTGATGGTCCCGAGGCCCGGATTGGCTTTCTCCCAGGACCTGAAGTCGACCCACTCGCTCCTGTCGTCCAGCTCATACAGGAACGCCAAGAACCGCTCGTCATCGACCACGCCGTCCAGCACCCGGCAAGCGTAGTCGTAGATGTCGTCGTAGATGCACTCCCGGACGAAGCCCGCCGTCGTGATCATGGCCAGGAGCGGTTGCGTCCTGGCCGTCATCGACTGCCGCATGACGTCGTATAGATTACGATCCTTGATGGCGTGCAGTTCGTCGATGATCACACAATGGCTATTGAGGCCGTCCAGGCTGTTCGACTCGCTGGCCAGCGGCTCGAACTTGCCGAAGGCAACCGGGAAGTACAGGTCCGTCTTGCGCTTCTTCAGGTGCTTCCGCAGCGCGGGCGATTGCGAGACCATGTTCACGGCTTCCGTAAAGACGATTCGCGCCTGGTCCCGCTTCGTCGCTACGCAGTACACCTCGGCGCCACCCTCGGCGTCGCCCACCAGCATGTACAGCCCGATGCCGGCCAGCAGTGTTGACTTGCCGTTCTTCCGGCCAACCAGCAGAACGAACTCACGGCACCGCCGCAGGCCCGTCTCCTTGTGGACGAACCCGAACACGGCCTGGAGCATGGCCTTCTGCCACAGCTCCAGCCGCACCGGATGCCCGATCCACTTGCCCTTGCTGTGGCGGCAGAACCGCTCGATGAACTCAATCGGTGCGTTGGCCGCCTCTAAATCAAAAACCCACGGGTCTCGTGGGTTGTGCAACTCATCGACGAGCTTCTCGTACTGCTGCCGTACGCGTTTCGAGACAACAACCTCGCCGGACTGGATCTTGTGCCAGTAGGCGAGAATGTAGTTCTCGCTCACTACTTGCTCCGGCGCTTCACGAACGCCATCAGCTCGTCGGTTTCGGTCTTCTGCTTGTCGCCGTCGGGCAGCAGATCAATGAGTTGCTTTACCACCGCCGAGTAGCGGTTGATGAGTGCCGCGTACACCTTCGTGGCCGGGTGCTCCCGCAGAAACCGCTGCGCGCCCTGCTCAAACAGCTCGATGACGCCCTCGCGGTCAATGATCTCCCGCGTCTCTTCGAGCGTGGCCCGCATAAACGCGGCCTCTTGAATCAACCCGTCGACGATCCTCCTCTTATCTTCCGGCAAATCCTTGAAAACTTTCTTAAGTCTCGTCAGCTCGGCCTTAATTTTCTTAGCTTTCTCTTCCGTCGCCGAAGTACGGCTGTCTTCGACCGGAAAATCAATCACTTCTGCACCGTTTTTCTTAGCCACATTTTCACCCCCTCGTGCGCGCGATCGTTCCGGGGT